GTTCACGTCCGACGTGTTGCCGTAAGCGCCAGCATCTTCAATGCGGCGAATCCGGTAGTACACAAAGGTGTACACCTTATCTGCCGCCGGGTATAGGTACACCTGTGGCGTGTTAGAGCGTTCCACGTAGAACTGTGCAGGTCTTGCCTGCGTCAGCTTGTCCGGCAGGTCTAAGTACTCCTCCCGGCTGATCCGATCAATCGACACATCCTGCTGCTGCCCGGTTGTGGTCTGGCGGATCACCGCCGACAACACGTTGACCGTGTCCAGAGAAAGGTTCAACACCCGGCTGCCCTGCGTCAGAGCAATCGTTGATTCCTCAATGGTCCACAGGTTCAGGCCACGGTTCGCCCAGTCCAAAAACAACAGGTTTAATGAGCGACGCGCAGACGATAGCTGATAACCAGCCGTCATCCGCATGCCGCAACGCTCGAACGCCTCTTCAATAAGGTCGTCGATCTGTAGGTTAAAGTCTGTTGTTCCGGAGGTAGCCATTACTCACACGCCATCCCGCCTTTGCGCATTTTCATCGCGCGGCCCATAGCGTCTTTGCCTTTCTTCTTCATGGCACGGCCTTTTTTGTCAGCCAGACCACCCTTTGCCATCATGACCGGACCCGTTTTCTTGCTGGTCTCAGAGATCATCTTGTTTTTTGGACCTTGCTCAACGGCTCCGCCGCCCCTTGTTGCTGCACCCATTCCACGTCCGGCCATGTTACTTACCTCGATTTCGATACGATTTTACTTTTGCAGCTACCTTCTTGGGTTGCTTGCTAAACTGCACACCCTTTGCTGTATCTGCACGTTTTTTTCTTGATGTTGCTGCGTACTCGGCACTGCTCAAGGCGCCAATCGCCTTCTCCGGCAAGTAACGCTCACCCGTTGCCTTGGGACCCTGTGTCGAGGGCTTACCAGACTTGGTGCGCCACTTCTGATCGCCCCACGCCTTCAAGGATTTCTGAGGTTTCTTAAGTGCCATCAGTCTTTATAGCCCCCGCCCGCAGCCTTGTACTTCAGCGCCAACATCTGTGCCTTGCGCGCGGACCACTGCCCCGGGCTGCCGCCCTTTCCGCCGGCCTTGATCTCTTCAAACAGCCGTTTGCGAAGCGTTGGCTTCGTGTAATTCCCAGCCTTGTTCACCGTTGATTTTGCCATCAGCATTTCCACCGTTTTCGAGCCTGCCTAAGCCGGCTGTTGGGATCTTTTGCGGCCTCTGGGAAGTCACGCATCTGCCCCGCAGATCTCGCGCAGTAGGACTTTCGTCTTTCCGCGCGCTTGCCGGTGGGCTTGTCTTCCGTTACCGCTGTCTTTAACTTGCTACCCGGATTGGCCTTGCGGTACGCCGCAACACCCTTCTCCGTCATTCCCGCCCCTTTTTTAGTAGGGCGGAAGTTGCCGGATTTCACGGAGGTTTTAATCCCCATGCCCTTGGTAGCCATTAGGCAGCCGCTCCGCCTTCAAATAACAGCGTTACACTCAACACTTCTGCGCTTGCAACGTCAATGAATATGCCTGTTTCAAACAGGATACCCATATCCGGAATGATCACATCCGCGCCGCCCGCCGCTGCCGGCGTGAAGATCGTGAGCTTTGCTGTGCCAGCGGTAGTCGTGCCGTCTTTAAGCGCAAAGGAAGCTGCCGTGCCAGTGTTGGTGAAGTAAACCCCCACCAATCTGCACCTCCCAACGACCGCAGAGGCATCTGCAGTCTTGGTGACCGATTGAATATTGCTGAAGCTCATGCGATTTACTCCTTAATGAGACCCTGCAGGATCATCGCTTTTCGCGCAGCTGAGCCCACAGCAGGCAGCTCAACAGGCGCAGGTGTTTGTTCCTTGGTGGTCTTTTTGGCCGGTTTTTTAGCCTTTTCAACGTCACTCATGGATCACTCCTTAGCGAGTTTGCGCACCGATGATGTAGTCCAACGTGGTTGCGCGGGTGCCGCTGGCTGAACCAGACAAGCTCATTGCTGCCAACGCTAAGTTTTCGTCATCAGGGATGTTGGTGGTATGCTGCGCAACTTTTCGCCCGTTAACAAAAAACGTCACGCTGCCAGTGCTGGCGACGTTAAACGACAGCACAGCGTAGGTGTCATCAGCCAAGTCAACGCCAGAGTCGGTACTGGTCTCCGTGCCGTTCTTCTCGGTTTTGCACAGGATTGATGCGTTACCGTCGTCCACTTGAAACACAATGCGGTCAGTTGCAGTCAACATTGCTTCTGGGTTAGTTGCAAAGTTCAACGTCAAACCAGCGCAAATGTCAGTCTGGTCAGCGTCGTTGCACTTCAGGCGCGTTGAAAAGTAGATGTTTTTGTCTGCAGCAACTGCGAAAATTTCGTTGCCCTGAATAGAAGCACCATCGTTGTCAGTTGTGGCAGCAGAGGTCAGTGCTACTTCACCGCCGACCGTGTCAGCGACGATAGCAACGGTAGCACTGGAGTCCTTGACCACAGTCCAGCTGTTTGTTGTGTCTATCGCAACACCGACAAAGTCATCAAGCAGTGAAAATACTGACAGATCGATGCCAATGGGCATGTCAGTCATACCAGCGAAGAGCGCGCTTGTGTTTGCACCAGAATAGAGTAACGGACCGGAGTAATGAGTAGCCGACATAATGAAATCCTCACATGCGAGTGTTGCGCTTCAGTCTGCATGTCGTCCGCCCGGTCGGTCTGCAGCGCGTAAAATGTTCCGGGGTTACGTACTTTTTACGCTTTTTGGGGGAAGGTGTCAATGGTCTCGCCCTTTAATGCCCGCCTTGCGTTTTCTGTTTTCCAATCCTCCCTCATGCATGCTGTGCAACTGCCTTTGACTTTCCGGGGGGATATATGCCCTCGGACACAAGGCATCCCCGTAAAATACTCTTTGCTTCCCGCAGCTTTAGCAGCCTGTCGGGTACGGGGGTAGCTTGCGTACTCCTCAGATATGCTAGGACCTTGGTTAGGCGCCGCGTCTGCATAAGACAACACCCATCCTGCCAACACACCACATTTTACCGGCTTTCCTGATCCGCAGGCTCTAATGGTGGTAGCGATAGAAACCCCCAGCTCGTCCCGCATAACGGATAACCCTGCGAAAATACGCGTCTGCCCATCGGGGAGCCTTGCGAAAACAGCTCTGCGAAGCTTATTTTTAGTCTCTTCAGTATGCGTTTTGCCCAACCAGTTCTGGTTGCCCGCATTGGCGATAGAAAGACTTCGGCGGTGTTCTTCGGTTCGTTCCGGTTTAGCCACCCCTCGCTGTGTGTCCCCTATCTTTTGTCGGACATCGGGGCTTACCGCCTGACCGTAGCGGTAGTGCTCGGTGCCGGCGTGTTTGCCTGTACGGCTAAGGCTCATCTTTTGTTTGCTAACCTCAGACATGGGTATCCCTAGCCGTGGAGCCTCAGCCCCGGTGTTAATGTTATAACACTCAGGTAGTCCAACATGCACGGCCAAGTACCTGTCCTCCCAAACAAGTTGAGACTCACCTGTTGGAACCTCCGATAGTATTTCAAAAACAAACGCGTCCGCGCCGTATTTATTCCAAGAAGCTTGAAGGTGCGGGTTCTTATGCGCCCCTCTTTTTAAATCGTTCTTGTGCTGCCACTCGCGGCGAGCAAAAGACTCTGTGCTGCCGATGTAGTACTTGTTGTTAATCATGTTTGTAATGCGGTAGATAACAGCCATTTTAGCTTCTCCTTACTGGGTATTTTAGATAGTAATCCCGCTAAAGAGTGTTGTCAAGCCTTGTATCGCTATTTTACCATTACAATAAAAAAGGGCCCCGAAGGGCCCTTAGTAACGACGTAAGTCGTTGATTTTGCTTACGGAGTGCCGGGTGAACCGAATATTCCGCGAGGATCAGAGAAGCCGAACGAATATCGCTCTCTTGCTTTATAACGAACGTTGCCCGTATCAAAGTCGCCTTCAAAGCCGGTTTTGATCGCAGCACGGTTGAACATCTTCATGCCGTTAGGCGCGTCGGTCTTGATGAAGAACGCATCTGGATCGACGAGGAAGTGGTTAACAGTGTAGCCCTGCGGAACCATGCCCATGTTGCGGATAGCGTTAATGTCGTTATCCGCTGTGCCTACGCGCAGGGTTGACTTCATGATACGGTCAGCAGTGAACTGCAGCTCTTTCGGGATGATCAGCTTCAGGCCCTGAATCGCGATCTTCAGACCGCGCTCATCAGTGAAGGCAGCGATGTCGATCAGCGCCTGCTCCAGTGAGGTTTCAGAGAGGTCTGCAGATACAGACAGCTCGTTACGCAGA